GAGTGGGAAAGAAGAACTAATTGGTTTGCTTAATTCATTTAAGGATATGTTAGAGGTTACTATCGCTAAAAAGAGAGCAGAAGAGGCGAAAAATAATGCTTGGAACGTTCACGAGGAGGATATGGAGGAAAGCCCAGATGAAGAAGCGCAGAAAAATATGCTTTTTAAATATGGACGAAAACTTGTTCCTCATATAGATAAAGTAATTCACAAATTTTTAGAAAAAAATGGAGGTATTAAAAATCGCGATATAGCTGCGCTACTATTTTTTGGCACGATTCTGTACGTTCACGCGATTGACAGTAACGACCTGCCTAAAGATATGTTGTTATCCTATAAAGAGTCTATTTTAAAAAGATTAGGATGTCTTTTTACAAGAGCAGGTGAAGAATATTATGCCGATTTTAAACCTAAAGGATGCGATCATGAACAATAAACCTCTTATTGATTATTCTAAACATGGTGAAATAGAGTGTAATGAGTTCGGAAAGAGTTATAAGAATCAGGAACAATTTGATAAGTTGTTATATCGATCAAATGGCATTGCGAATGCAATTATGCATGCAAAAGATGATCTATCGGAAGATCTTGAAGGAATAAGTCATGCGATCATTGCTGACTTGATTTTTTTTGGTTTCTTACGATTTATTGTTGGAATGTATGCCTCTGCATTATCTGCAGAACAAAATACAGAATATAAAAAAATAATGATTAGTTATTTTATTGACAAACTGGCTAATCTTAAAGGACAAATGGATTTTATCGAAAAAAATAAACATAATGACCCCATGACTAATGTTGCTTTCTAGGAGACTTATGGCAAAAACACAACCGAATGCATTAGAGGATGCGATAATCAGTATTATTGATGAGCGCATCAAAAAATCAAAACGATGCCGTGAATTAACTTTTAGCATGGTAACTTTATATCATGAATTAAAAGACTCACACGGTATTGCCGATGCTGGCATGGAATTACAAGCGCAAGATAGGGTTATATCTGCGCTCAATGAAATTAAAGAGGAATTACTAAAATGAATGGTTTTATGGGCGAATATTTAGCGGAAACTAAACGCAATAAAACTAAATCTAGTGAGAGCAGTTTATTGAGGAAACAGTCTCAAACTGAACCACTTTATGATACTGACGAGGAAACTACTATGTGCAAACAAATATTTTGCTGTTTTTTTACTGATAAACCACATAAAGAAGATGTACGAATTGAGCGCACACCCTCAACTACAGATAGAATTGTTACTGCTGCTAGTGCACCGCTACAAGCATCGCCACCTATTAGCAGAGAACCCAAAAGTCCGCTTGCTATAAATGGCACAACTTTTAGGGATTTACGACCATGACACTCGACGAACTGATTGCACAAATTAAACGCCATAAAGCCATCGGCATCGACAATATTGTTATCAGAAAAGAAATGTTTGTTAATGTTGATTTCGAGAATTTTGATTTTTCAGAACTAGAATTATACAACTGTGTATTTTATGGCTGTAAATTTAGAGGCAATAAATGTCGCGAAACAAGTTTTTTTGATTCTGTGTTTATTAATTGCAAAATCTTATCTAAATCGTTTCAACAATTTTTACTAGAAGATGAATGCCATGTTATGCAATTGAGTAATAGCCCTGGTTATCATAAATGGAATGGTTTTTTTATGCCTGCGGCAGTTGCGCCGTCTCCCTCGCCACCAATTACTGACGATGATGATAGTAGCGAATATGAATTTGTAGCGCCTGAGTCACCCCATTGGGGAAATATGCAATCACCAAGGAAGAAAGCATGATCTGCGAAGAGTGTAAAAAGGAAGGCAAAAAAAGCACTGTTCGTCTAGGAAGGTGCACAGCTACACTGATGGGCTTTGACCCGTATTGGGATAAAGAAGGCGTTTATCATGATCATGATGGAAATACTTTAATGACAGATTATCGTTGCAGTAATGGTCATTCGTGGTGTGAGATATCAAAACCAAATAAATGTCCAGGTTGTAATTGGCCTGAAGAGGAAAAAGCATGAGTTACGACATTAGCATCGGCGATGAGTGGTTCAATTACACATACAATTGTTCAACAATGTTTCACTTGGCTTTTGATGACGAGGAAGGAATATACGTCCTCGATAATTGCACGGGTAAATGCGCGGCTAGCTTTTTGAGAAATGCAATTGATTATTTTCACGAGAATGCAAAAACGCTTGAGAAACTTAATCCAACAAACGGATGGGGAAGCTACGATAGCGCTTTGGCATTTTTAATTAGTTTACGTGAAGGATGTCTACGGAATACTAGAAAGCGTGTACATGTGACATAGAGATGTACACTAATATGTTCCCGTGTCCATCATATGCGCTAGCGTAGCGGCTCTTGTCGGCACTTGTTTTGACCATTCTGACTTCATCATTTCGTCAGCCGCTTGCGCATAATTCCCTGCACCTAATGCAGTTAACATTGCTTTAAACTGCATTAAATCACCTATGCCCATATTAAAACACATGTTAATTAATACAATCTTTCTAACATCGTCTAAATCATTGTAGAACGATATATTTTTAGCAAGTTCTTCTTCTGCATTATCAATGTCATTATTTAGTAGGTATAATGCTTCAGCGCGTGAAATTCCGTTTGCATCCAGATTACGGCCAATACCGATAGAGTCATGGCCTTTAATGTCTTTATAGATATATTGCCTATAACCTTCCATCTGTTCTAGCTGCTCATTTAGAACTATCCGCGCTGCTGTCGATATCGCCATTCTTTGGTGAATCCTTAAAGTAGTAATCAATAATAGTTTGTAACTCGCGTACAAGTACACCTGCCACTACGCTCACGATCCCATACTCTTGACCGTCAACATTACCTATCCCGATGAATATAATAATAGCCATTATACACATGAGGATGCTAAAGATTATAAACATCCTCACCGTGTTTGCAGACATGTTCTATGTGGAACACCTGTTATACAGCAGGCAACCAGGTATAGTAGTTATTAAGAGCACCATCGTAATAAATGCTTGTTGCTTGCCCAAAGGTTAACGTAATGGACGCACTGCCATTAATAAGGCTACCAGCAGGGGCGGAAATAACCAACGAAGCACTAGCGTCAGTATTCTTAATATCCATAAGCCAGCCATTAAAAATAGCACCTGGTTCATTATCGGCCGAGCTAATTAGCGCTGGCAAAGTATCGGCCATTGCTACGGTTGCATTAGAACGATTAATAAGTTGGCCGCCATTTTGATAATTATAAACGACATTAGTGCCAACAACATTAGTTGCCGGACGCCACTTGTATTGATACAAAGGTTGATAGGATTGTGCGCCAGTATTGTAAATAGTCATCTGTATAATCTCCAATTGTAGAAATAGTAAAATATTAGTTAGGGGTGGTTGCTCTGTAATTAGTGCCATCGCCGCGAATTATTGACGATTTACCAGAGGCAATAACCAGTGTTGATGCGCCGTTAATCGTTGATGTTGCAGGCGTAATAGTATCACTTGCGCTAGCATCTATATTAAAAACTTCAATCCACCAACCATTGGGTAATGTATTAGCGTTTGGCAATGTGTCAGACATAGCAGTAGTGCTATTTGAACGCTCAATAATAGAACCACTTGCATAAGTGCCAAGCGCAATAGGTGAGCCTGTTACAGCTGTTACAGGGGCTATAGCCGTACCACCTACTTGGGATGCTGATCTTGAAAAATAGTTATTGCCATCGGTGCTAATAAACACGGATGAGCCAGCCGGAATCACTAACGTAGCAACACCATTAATAGTAGTAGGTGATGCAGGCGTTAAGGTAATAGCGGCAGTTGCGTCTATGTTATTAACGTAGATATTCCAGCCATTGGGTAACGCTGCCTGATCGCCAAACGTCACAGCAGGGGCAGGCAATGAGTCTGTCATCGCAACACCACCATTCGAACGATTGAACTGTTGCCCAATGTAATCAGTGCCTAAATGAAAAGTCGCACTGGTTTGTTGTGCATAATTATATGATGTGCCGACCAACGCCATGATAGGTAACAAGCATGGTCGTATTGCGTTTGAAACTGCTGTTGCATTGCCTTGTGACATTTTTCATACTCCTACATGTTATGGATTGTATAAAGGGATCTTATAAGCTGTGCCATTTAGCACAATATCTAAATATAAAGCGACCTGTAGAGGTAATGCTCCATTGGTACCCGCCGTCGCGCTTGTTGCTGTATTTAATGGAAATGTCGAGCTGGCTAAAACTAATTGACTGCTGGCCGTCGCTTGCGCTTCCGAACCAATAATAATGCAGTTATCGAATGACGAGGATGCGCTTGCGGCTCCTGCTTCATAGCCAATGATGACGTTGTTGCCGCCAGCAGTTAGATTAAAACCGGAACTAGCACCTATACAAACGTTATTATCATCGCCTGTGCTAAAACCATTTCCAGACTGATAACCGATATATGTACCATTAGACGAGGTCGTTAGCACTTGAGCAGCCCCATAACCGACCATCGTATTATGAACACCGGACGTTAAATCACTAGCGCTTAATGCGCCTAATGCCGAGTTAAATGCACCTGAGGTTAAATTCACCATAGTGTTATAACCAACCGCGGTGTTTAAACCAGAACCACTCGGGGCGGCTCCCCCACCTGAAGATTTACCAATATATGTATTGCTCGCGGTCGCATCGTTTTGACCTGCTTGATAACCGACATATGTACCGTTAGAACCCGTATAATTTTGAGCCGCTTGAAAACCTATAGCGACTAAACTGCCACCAGAGTTAACAGCACTGGCAGCTTCATAACCTATAACTACCATTCCGCTAGATATATTCGATAGTGATCCGGATGCTGCACTATAACCTAAACAAACATTTTGCTGGCCGGAAGTTATAAAGTAACCAGCATTCGAACCTAGATATGTATTTAAACCATTTGAAGTGGCGCTATAGCCAGCTTCATAGCCAATAATGGTATTGTTCGGAGACGTAACATTATTACCAGCACCGTAGCCCATGAAAGTGTTGCCAGCCTGGATAGTGACAGCCCCACCGCAACTTGCTCCAACAAAAGTATTTCCAGCGCCGGACGTGACACCAAGTCCTGCTTGATATCCAACGGCTGTATTTAACGATCCCGTACATGCTGTAAGAGCCGCCGTACCAAAGGCACAATTGCTTGTGCCGGACACCACACTTGCAAGAGCACCACTACCAAACGCATCGTTTGGCGCTGTTGCTAATTGTAGTGCATTAGCCCCAAAAGCAGAGAGGTTGCTCGCGGTTGAATTATGATTTAATGCTTGATAACCGAATGCAGTATTCGCAGAACCCGTCGTAATAGCGACACCTGCACTGCTACCAAATGCAGAATTGCTAGCACCCGAGGTATTCGCTTGCCCTGCTTCATATCCCACAAATGTACAAGAGCTACCAGTAACATTAGAACTTCCCGCAGCAGAACCTATAAATACGTTTTGTGATCCGCCAACATTCACTGACCCTGCGTTATAGCCAATAAAAGTATTGTTGTTTGCAGTATTTGCCTGCCCCGCAAAATAACCTACAAAAGTATTTGAATTGCCCGCTATATTGCTTGAACCTGCTTGCGTACCGACAAATACGTTTGTTACACCTGTAGTGTTTGCCGATCCCGCACTATAGCCAACCGCAACGTTGCTATAGCCAGAGGTGTTTGACGCTAGCGCTAAATAACCGAAAGCATCGTTTGTCTGCCCAGAATTAGATAACGTTAAGGCGTGATATCCAACGGCCGTACTTCCGGTTTCTGAAGTGTTGGTCAGCAACGCAGCAGCGCCGCAAGCCGTATTAAAGCTAAGCGTGACCGCTGATTGTAGTGCCTGATTACCTATTGCAACGTTATTTGTACCGGAGGTATTGGACGCTAATGCGGTCGAGCCAAACGCTACGTTGCCTGTTCCCGTGGTATTGGCTGTTAGCGCCTGATAACCAAACGCAGAAAGCCCAGTGACAGTGTTAGCAGCTAATGCGCCCGTACCAAAAGCGCAGTTATGCGATCCGATAACGTTGGTTGTGCCGCTTCCCTGTCCTACGTAAGTATTAGAGCTTCCCGATGTTCCTAACTGACCGGATGCTTCCCCTAAATAAACGTTGGATGATCCAGCACCATTGGTATAACCACTCAGAGAGCCTGCAAATAAGTTAGATGCTCCGGTGGTATTCGCCGTGCCGCTTTGTGAGCCTATAAAGGTGTTGTTAGCGCCCGATGAGTTAAGCTCGCCAGCTTCAAAACCAAGGAACGTGTTGCTAGAAGCAGTATTGGTTAATCCGGCAGAATCGCCTACAAATACGTTCTGGATTCCAGAAACGTTGTTTAAGCCTGCACTGTTACCGATAAATATGTTACTAGATGCAGTATTGGCACGCCCTGCTTCGTAACCGATAAACACATTATCGCTTCCAGATACATTGGCAAGTCCAGTTTGAAAACCAATGAAAGTATTGTTAGCACCAGAACTATTAACGAGGCCGGCTGCATAGCCAATAAATGTATTGTTGGAAGACGCTATATTGGCCGCACCACTGTTATAGCCCACGAATACGTTTTGAATACCAGTCGTATTTGCCATACCAGATTGATAACCAAAGGCAGAATTTCCAGTACCGCTGGTATTGCTCGCCAGAGCGGCATAGCCGAATGCATTGTTTGCCGCAGCAGTATTAGCAGCTAGTGCTGAAGTACCAAAAGCACAATTGTTTGTGCCAGACACAACACTTGCGAGAGCACCACTACCAAACGCATCGTTTGGACCCGACGTCGCTACTTTTAGCGTATTAGCACCAAAACCAGAGAGGTTGCTCGCGCTTGAATTATTATTTACTGACAAATAACCGAATGCAGAATTACTCCCACCGGATAAATTGCCAAACAATGATTGATAGCCGAACCCAGAATTAGCTACGCCGGTAGTGTTAGTCGATAATGTCTGATTACCAAATCCTGCGTTATTAGCACCAGTGGTATTATTTTGCAGCACTAGAAACCCGAATGCATCACCTGCAACCGTAGAGTCGTTTAATGCGTGATACCCGAATGCGCTTGTACCAATCCCAGTGACTTGTGTTGCGGCTGCACCTGCACCGAATGCGCAATTATTTGACTGTGTATATTTGTTTAAAGCATCAAAGCCATAAGCGCAGTTATTTGCAGATCCAGTAGTTAGGGCTGCACCTGCAGCATTCCCAAACAGCGACGAGTCTGTTGCAGCATTTGCGGTTACCGGAATATTAGCACCGACAATTGTATTTAGATTGGGATCGCCTAGCGCAAGTTGTGCCGTGTGACCCTTTATTGTCAATACACTCGTTGTGTCAATCCAATTAAAATCTGTGGCATCACCAGTTAGCGTATTTGTAGCACTACCATATCCAACAGCAGTAGCCGCTAATGTTGCACCACTACTTGCAGCCTGGTTGAATTGCGCCCAGTAATTCGTGCCATCTGAAACAATTCGCGCAGCATGCCCGGCTGTAATAACGAGAGTGGCTATACCATTAATTGTTGATATAGTTGGTGTAATTGTTAGGTTTGCACTCGCATCAATATTTTGCACATATACTTCCCAACCATCAATAAACTCACTTGCACCACCAGCCTGCGGTAATGTATCTATCATTGCTGTGCCAGAATTAGTGCGCGTTGCTGTTAGACCGCGCAAGTCATCTGTATATGAAATACTTGTGCCAGAATAAGGCACAACAGGCGATGCAATTTGATAAGAGTCATCAAGATCAATAATAGTTGCGCTAGGACTAGGAATATCAGCAGAAGACGTCCAAACTTGTGCCCAATAATTTGTACCATCACACGCAATTCGAGCTGCATCACCCGCATTTATTACTAATGATGATGAATTATTAATTAATGCGGTAGGACAATTAATCGTTAATGTATTTAAAATAGCTATATTTTGTACAACAATAAAATACCCGAGATAGAACGTTGAGCCATCTGGCAAAGTATCTGTCATCGGACTAAAAGATATATTATTTCTTATTATTGTTGTGCCATCGTCTGAATCTGCATAAGTGTATGATACCCCCGTTTGCGTATTGGCAGGCGATACAACAATTAAACCCAGCGGCGATAAATCAGTACCAACAATATTTTGTGTTTCTAATTGGTTTTGTGTAAATGATATATCTACTAACCTTGTGCAAGTTTCAGTTTCACCACCACCAACTGTATCAAAAACTAAATTGTCAGTTAACGAAGGCGACCCTGTAGGTAAATCTGTAATAGTTGAATTAGGCATTTACCACCTCTATTTAAAACTACTCGGTATATAAAATAAATGATCCATTATCTTGTAAAATATAAAAACCATTATCTTGAATTAAAAATCCTTCGGTTGGAGGAACAACTCCACCACCTTCTTCATTATTCGCGTTATAAATTCTATTAGCGTATTGGCGCGTATTACCAATATCTGCCTTACCAAAGTATGATCTATCATTTTGCCCACTCATTACGATTGTCCTGTCCAATAACCAGCTATTTCGTAAAAAGAAACTTTCACATACCCTGCCGCGTCACTAATAAATGACAATGTCGATCCTGGCACAACTGAGCGCGCAACAGGATTCATGTCAGCAGTTGTCGATGCAAATACTGCACCAGGCAATGTTGCTGTGTGAAGCGGATCAACAAATACATCGATACCAGAGGAATACGAAAACCATGCACTCGTACAATTTGCTGGCACAACTAGACTCTGTGCGACCCCAGCTACTAAAGTCGTCTCGTAGCCAGTATCAGTAAATGGAATTTGATACGTCACGTTCCCGTTTAAATCTTTTCCCAACAATAATTTTGTAGTCATAACAACCTCTAATAATGAATAAATATATTTACTGCAAAATTCTTTCCGCGAGTTTCCCCAAAACCTGTAACTGTTGTATTTGCTCCTGATGGCGCAGCAACTCCCGACACAGCTCCAGCGGCAACAACTCCGGCAGGCGGCGTTTCGTAACCGTGGTAATGCTGAAGAAACGTGTCGAATTCATAAGAACCCACGGCATTTGTGGTAGGATTAATGTTGTTTCTGTTCCAGCGAGTTAATGCGTCGCTATCAATATTTGCGCCATAATCATAACCACGTAGCGAATAACCAGATAAATCAGGAACAGCGTAATAAGCTTGATTAATTGCTATCTGCGTTAATAATGCAACTTGCGCGGCTGTTTCTGCGCCTGTTAATGCTACCGTTACTAATTTAGTTGTATCAGTTGTTGGAGGTGTCCCAACTCCTGCCTTTGTGTAGTAGACATAGAATTGAGTTGTTCCCGCGCTCCCTGCATAAAATGTAAAATTAGCGCCAGCAGGAATTGCGCTTGCTGCAACAGTTGTAATAAATGTGAATTGATCGCCATTAACTGCTTGAGCATTTGCAATTGCGACATCGATATTTGAATTAGTGGATTTAATTTGTACTTCTATACCTGTACCACCTGGTGCGGGATCAGTTCCGCCACCATCAATATTTTGCCAAACATAATAGTTAGTTGTACTTGTCGAAAATGTCCAATAACTAGATTGTGGTACGACATTTCCTGCATTAGTAAATATTAATGCGTTTGTTTTATCCGCTGTTGCGGTTGGTACTTGTGTGTAATTTTCAACATTAAATCCACTAGTGCCAGCAGCAGCAGCAGCAAGCGATCCCTCATTATGTGTTAACAACCAAAATGCATTTAATCCGGCATACAAGCCGTCGGTATTAAATGTTGCGCCATGCTGTGTTGAAAATGTAAATCCAGTTGCAGGCGTTCCATCGGCTGAACTTGTTACAGAACCATTTTGATTGGTAGTTAATGTTAAAAAATTAAATGATGCAGTAATTGGAATATATGCAGTTACCCAGGGTTTTCCGCCACCGAATAAATAACAATTATAGTGGGGATTCCACAACAGATTGCCTAATCGCGAGTAAGGTATATTGTCAGTAGAACTAGCAGCGTAAGCGTAATTAGCAACATAACTTGGACCCGTACAAGGCAGATACCCATACATACTTGACGCTAAGCTCTCGCGAAAACTACCAACAATAGAATAATCAGGAATAAAACCAGTAATGCCATTTATCACAGGCAATCCTAGATCACTCCCTAATGCAGGAGATTGCGGCGGAAAATATCCGGCAAGTGAATCTGTAGAATAAACATACTCAGGTAAATCAGGAAGTATTGGATCATTGATAGTACCTTCTACCAACACAAAATCCGTCATTGATAAATTAAAAACAGAATTCGGAAAGCGAATCGCTAATTGCACATAATCATCATTATTCGTACCCAAGGTCGTGCCAGAATTTGCACCGAACAAAAACCCGGGAATATTAATATTCATATATGAATTTGTAAAAGGAAGTGTGCCTAACAATGTAGTGCTGGTAGCAGTTGGCGATCCACCTGTTCCGTAATACTTAATTAAATATAATTGCGCGGTGAGTGATGTGCCTGTATTTAATGTGCCGAAAAATCCGAATGTGTACATCTGCGTAGTCGATGCGAATTTATTCACATTGTAATATTTTAAACGAATATCTTTTACCGAATCCGCAGAGTCAGGTGACATCGATTGATAATTTAATATGAACTTAGGATTGCTTGGCGGTGTAGTAGGTATGTATCCAGGCTCAGTAAATGTAATTATATTAATCGCTGTAGAGCCAGCCGATTGCTCAAACGTCCAACCACCTGGCGCAATTGGTGTCATTGCTTGCCCGAGCGGAATAGTTCCAGCAACTAATGCAGGATTAGCAGGCTCAGCATTTTGCGGATAATTAATTGAGAACTGCGGATTAGCTACTAAATTACTCGTGACAGTAGTACCACCCGTTCCACCACCTGGAATATTCGGGATATTCTCAAGTGAACGTTGTAATACGCCGCCAGAATTATAAATCTGAATAAAATAATTCTGCACATCTCCATTCGAATCATAAGGATAAAAATATATAGGCTGATCAATTGTACCGTCAGCATCAAGCGTAATTTGCCATGCACCAGTCAGATTATAAAAACCATATTCAATGACATCATAATCAGGTGGCGATCCTGTTAATTGAAAAACAGGTTTTCCAACTGAGCGCTGCGTATCTTCATAAAATAATATGTAGCCGCTTGCCAAGGGCAACCCTGTGTCCTTATCAACGAAATATGCTTCTAGTGTAGGAAGCCATACGTATTGTGCTGATAATGGTGTCATTGTTGCTGCCCTCTTGCTGCTAATGCGCCGTATAACGATGGTTTATAAACTTTACTTGCAGCACTTCCAGTTGCACCCGCTGCTTTGCCTACTAATGATGTGACTGCTCCTAATCCTGAATTTTTTAATATCCACGGCAAAGCTTTTTGTCCAATTAATCCCCCTAGTAATTCTGAACCTTCACCAAGATGCGATCCAAATACCGCCCCGGCTGCCATGCCCGCCATGTGTGATACTGCATCTTTTGCAGCTAAACTATTTTTAAAACTGTCAATCATATTATTTGTAGAAGGTGTTAAAAATGAAGTTAATCCTTGTTTATCGAGATTATTTATCGCGTTGTTAAATGCTTCTGGCGTTTTTTGGGCTGCAGGCGAACCTAATTTATCAAAAATGATCTTATCCCATGAAGATTGTGGTAAATCACTAGCTATTTTATTTGTTGAATCTTCAGGATTAGCAAAATAACTCGAGACATTTTGAGGGTTTTTAATTTGTCCGGTTGCAATTTTATTCAAAGGCGGATCAATACGATAAGGAACTACATTTTGAATGTAATTAGCTTTTGCTGTTTGATACTGATTTGCAAAATTTGTGCCATTTGTTGAATCATAATTATTTAAAGATGATGTCATATCCCCATCAAGCGCATTTTTAGCTTTTATTTGCGCTGATAGTGTATTACTACCTGCTTGATCAAGCATTCCACGTTGTTGCGCTTTTTGTAGTGATCCAATATTCGCGCCAAATTGGCTTGATAATTCCTTACCATTGGAAAACGTAGGATTATTTAAAAAGTTTTCATGCAGATCATTAGTGTCAGTATCAAAAGTATCATTTACCGATTTAGGCAAAGCTAAATATTTACTTTGCGTAGTGTTTTCGTCATAAATTTTATTGTTACCTACTGCATTCATAATAGGTTGATAATCTTCACCACTTGCATTTTTAGCTTTCTCATAAGCCTCGCGCACATCTGCTGCTAGCGATATGCCATTGGCTTCTAATCCGTTAGGATTTCCAATCGCTTGAGTAATATTATTCATTTTTGTTTCAGGACTAATTGCTTGATAAATAGACTTTAACCCTGCGCCTACTAGTGGAATAGCTGAGAGACCAGCAGAGATTGCGGCATCTGTGCCCGCTCCCTGAACTGCTTGACCTGGTTGCGATTGAGTTGCGCCGTATAAGGCTGCCCCTAAAACATTCTTTATTGCACCACCGGGTAGCAATGCATAAGGCGCGCCTTGCGCTAAATTCTCAACTAAGTTAGGCGCTAAAGCAGTAGGTGATGGAGAACCGTAGACAGAAGGTGCATTATTGATTTCTTGCGATCCCCATCCATAAAGTTTATTGCCAAGCGCTGTTGCACCAATTCGATCCAACCCTGCACCGATATCCTGCGTAATGTTTCCACCGAATCTTGAAGCACCAATATTAATAGGTGCCATCATCTGTTGACCCTGCGTCAATATGCTTGGCGATTGCGACGGTTGTTGTGGCTGTTGTTGAGCGCCAGGATTAAACCCAATGCTGTTATAAAATTGCTGTTGCGGCATATCTGAGTAATATTTTGCGTGTAAGCCGTCCGCCAATTGTTGATCGGAAAGATCACTATATTGTGGGTATTGTTGTCTAATATCGGCCATATTCATTTATCTTATCCCCAATGGATCAGCTACACTTTGTGAGCTGCTATTAGGAAGCGCCCCATACTTCTTTAAATCAGCCGCAACAGGTGTCACAGTCGCACGCATTCCAGCCGTGGCCTGCATAATTGCTTGGGGGGTTAAATAATCCGGCCACGTATTTTGGTAACGCTTATTTATTGAGCCTGTAGATGGGTCAACCGCTGGCCTATCAGCTTGATATTGATTCCATAATGTTTTAGCTACCTGCGGGTTTTCTATCCCACGTTGCCGAGCTGTATTAAGAAATGTTTGATATTCCTGTTGACGGTTAATAAACGCTTGCATTGAATCCACACTCGCCGCTTTTGCGTCAGGATCAAGTAAACGACTTGGTTTCAGCAGCGGAGATATTTTTAAACCTTCTACCGTTGTGTTTGGCTGAAGCGTATTAGCAAAATTAGCGGCTAAATTCCTTGATGCTTGATCCGCATTTTGCTCATGAGAAATATCACCATTTTGATCAAGCACAGTCTTTGCAATTTTACCTGACCAATTCGATGGTATCTCACCTTCAAAAGCACCTTTTAAGTTTGATTTATCATATTCTGCGCTGAATTTATTAAGATTCTGCTGCATTTGCGCGGCATTGTTAGATCTGTCGGCTGCATCATTCTGCGCTGCATTCCAATCTGTAATATTCTGCGTAGCGTTAGCCGCATATCCCGCTTGCTGAGCATTCATTTGCTGCATCATGGCGTAAGCTCTTGCCATAGGGGATTGATTGTTTTGTTGGATAGCAGGCGCTAAGGGGTTGCCGCCTGTAGGAGGAGGCGGAACATTCGGCCATCCCGTTAACGCAGGCGGCAAAGTTGAAAAGCCAGAAGCTTGACCACTTGGCGTACCTGCTGGTACACCCGGCGCGCTTTGATTAGCGCCATTGACCAATGAATTAAAGCCAAAAAGTTGCCCTGCATTCCCACCAGCCAATAGCGCAGGATTACCCGCCTCTACATTACTTACCCGCGCAGCCCCTTGCGACTGAGCCGCAGAACCTAAAGCCTCTTGAGTTTGCGCGCCATTAATATAGCCCGCTTCTGCTATTGCTTCTGGAGTTAATCCTTGCTGCGTATAAGCCGCTGTCGCTAGCGCTTGTGCGGCTTGTGCTTGCGTTAATGCTGGCTGCGCTTGGGCTTGAGCCAATGCCGCTTGCGCCATAGGATTGGCATACTGTGCTTGTGCTTGTTGCAATTGACCTTGCGCAAGTTGTTGTTGCATCTGGCCATATTGCCCCATAGTCTGCCATGCATTGCTTAGCCCCGCTAAAAAGGGATTAGCTTGTGCAAATGTTTCAGGTTCTATGCCTTCCCACTGATAACTCATATTTTACCTATAAATATTTACTTAAAAGACCGCCAAAACTATTGCTACCAGACCCACCACCTCCCAAAATTCCGGCCAACCCTCCTAAAATGCCACCCCAAGCACCACCTTGCGTTTCGTTTTGATTGACTTGACCTGCGTAGGCGGTTTGACCCTGTCCAGATAATGTCTGTGCCATGTTACTACCGTACTCATTAGCTGCATTTGCGCCAATGCCATATATGTTGTTAGCCGAGTTCATTCCTAGACCATAAGCCCCCATCGCGTTTTGTATGTATTGCTGATAGTTTTGATTCGCTAATCCACCAATGGTGCTTGCCAATGATTGCTGTTCTGCTGGACTACCTGCCATGCCACCCGCAGCAGCGGCATTGTTAGCACCCAATGTGGCTTGTTGTACCTGCCATGCATATTGTGGCGACCCCTGGAATCCTTGCCCAATTGAGTTAATAAATCCGCCCGGGTTATTGAGCAAATTGCCAATTTGTCCTTGGAGTTGATTACCTGCATTTTGACCTTGCGCCATATATGGCGAATAAGTGGCATTCAAAATGCTTGGTATCTGGTTGTAGTACTGCATCGCATTGTTGGCAGGATTAGGCATATTCAAACCAGCAATCCCAGACCCAAGCATCGCGCCTGCGCCCATCATTCCACCAAAACCACCATAGCCACCTTGTTGCATAGAAACCTCAACTCACTTTGTATAAAGGACGCGCATATTGCACACCGTTAATATTCACAGACTCGTACATTTCTGGCGCAGCAGGCGTGGGAGATGCTGCACCCGATGCTCCAACCGTTGTTTGCGTCGTAACACCAACCGCCCCAGCAGCAGTTGCAATTGCGCTATAAGTTCCCGTGTTGTTTACCATTGCAGCATTCATGTCTGAGTTATAAATAAGGCGCTGGGTATTATTAGAATTATTTAATGTTGTAAAATTATCTCCACCCTGCGCCGGTAAGACTGTGCCTTCATTAGAATTATTCTGATTTAAGACCGTTAATAATTGCGAAAACATTTTTTGCCAAACAGGATGCATGTGACCGTCACTCGTTAATAATTTTTCTTTGGGTAAATTAGGAATAATCATCGTCGTAAACTTATAAAGCCCCCCGAAACAACTACTCGCCCGAGCGTATTCCACCTAAACCGCAACGTAATATCGTTACCAGTTGCACCAAGGTTATAAATCGGTAATGCATTTCTGCGCATACCAGTTCTTGGCAATTCCATCGATGAAACGTTATAAAATGTATAACCACCATCTTGCGATAACGATGTATCTAATCTGTTCGATAAATAATTAGTTGTAGTGTTATCCGGCAAATTCTGCGCAGTCGGTATATAGTTCTGATTTATTCCTGACTCCATTGTGATATGCACCGCTTGAATTACTGATCGCGCATTATCAGGCCAGCGAATATTCGAACAAGTACGAATACGTGGAATTACTAAACCGTTATATGAGGTAATTGACGAAGACATCTTGTAAACATTTCCGTCTAATAAACTCACGAAATAATTAGAACCATTAAAATAAACAACTCTGCGTGCAGGGTGATAATTCATCATGTCATCGGTTAATGAAAACACTTGCGCAGGCTGCGAACTTAAATCAAATAAATACGTTAAATTATCTGTAACAAAGGTGAGCTGATAATAAGGATGACCAGCCTCACGATACATAAATCCGTAGCAATCTGTCGGCGCTTTTAAATTCTGGAAAATATAATCAAGTCCATCATTTGACATTCGTTGCGGCTGATTATCTAAATACATCATATAAACAGAGATATTTGATTTCTCATTTACGCCTAACCAACAAATTGTATTATCCAATTTACCAATTGTTGATTGATTAACTAAACCGTAATCAATTGCCGTGAAATTATCTCGCTGGTACGGAAATATTTGTAATCCAGCGTCATACCACGGTTCTGCAAACGTTTGACCGAATACAATTAATTCTCTGGATAATGCAACTGCTGCCATACATTTCGCAGGCTTAGTCTGTATTTGCCCCACCGCATTAGCAAAAGGCAATGGACTCGTTACAGTTCCAGGCGGCCATATCAAACCGTTTCCAACAGCAGATAAAATAAAGTTATTGCTATTACCATCTGCAATAATAAATCTGCCATCTTGATAATCGATATAAACTGGCGCTGCATAAGTAAATCCTGCAATCGCCGATAAAATCTGAAATGCCTGAAATGTTGGAGGGGTAACATTGTAGGTGTAAATATAAACCCAAGTGCCGTCAACAATTCCTATTTGCGATGCTTCATTGTCCGCAAAATAAACATTTCCCGAATTAGTATTTAATGTGCCACCACGAATAAAAGCATTATTGGTGTCTATTAAATAAAGGCCGTTATTAATTACTGCGGCGATTTTATTTAACATAATCACATTATAAACACCGCGACCAACTCCATTAGGCGCAATGCTTGCAACTAATTCATAGCCTGCAAAATTAACCAACGCACCATCCGAAATAATCATATTAAATGTTTCGGATATCGAGATTTCGTCATACCTTCCAAAACCATTTGCGCCAACAATATCCAGAGGTATTTGCTGTGAATCTGCAAACATTTGCCCGTAAGGGCCTGATAACTGTAATTGCTGTTGTGCTTGCTGCATTATGGTGATGTCCAGCCTTTACCTAAATTCGCTTGCGCATAAGTTACTGCGCCTCTACTGCCATAAATAGTTGCTTTTGCTATTGTTAAATCCGTGTAATTTCTATCAGCTAATGTGTCTTTAAATTCTTTTATTTTCATCAATACATCTTGCGATGGTGTCAGCTTGTACCAAGTACACATATATTCAGCTAATAAAAACATTAAATATTCTTGATAAAATAAATCGAGCACCGTATCTAATACAAACGATGGATCAGTAATTTGCGTTAATGCAAATTTGCCTGATAATTTCATTTGATAAATATCTTGTGGCAAGAAATACATGTACAAATTTGCGCCACCGACAACCGTTTCCCAATACCAGTCAAAAGGTAATGCCTGAATATTATCGACACGCGGTGCGCCTCGATAATATGAACGATTTTCTAAATTCATTTGATACCGAACTACACCGATATTAAATGTACATGTCTCAAGCGTTACCGCTGCGGGTATGAAATATTCTTCTTGCCCAACAACAGCATCGAAAAAGTAATACGTAAAATATGGGATATACCGCCCAGTCATTGATTGTCTGCTCAATAAAAAATTAAGCAGCATCAAGCCATCGGTACCCTGCTCACCTGAAACACCTTCAAGTGCGCGGGGTACGATGCCAGATAGATACCAAGCATTAGATATCAACTGGGCAGTATTCATTTATTAGCCTTGTGATAATGGGAAAATAAACGCCATACAATATTCAGGAACGAAATCAGTTCCCCAAATAGCATCGAAAATGAAGCCGTTTTGGTTTTGTCCGAAAGTCGCACCTTGGGTAAATCTAATCGCAGCACCCGATAACTCATCCGCTTTGTTAGCAGTTGGGAACGGTGTTTGATCAGGCAATTGCGGCATAGCCAAGAACATTGCATCACCAGAGCAGATAAGCCCGCGTCTATGTGATGGCAAACCCTTGATCTGCATACCAGAAGCAATAGGATTGTTTAGGTTCTGGTTGATGTTGCCAGCTTGGCTGATTAATGGGGGATCGACAGTGATCGTCACTTGTCCAGCACCAGTTGCAGCAGCAGTCGCAGTTGCGCGGAACTGAACAGGGTTACCAGAAGGCTTGTGACCGATAAATGTTAAATAACGCATGTTAGGCTGAGCACTTACGCCATCTTGGAACTGGAACAAGTCATTAGCTAATACGGCCGAGGCGTCATTGGCAGTTGCACCGCTAACGGTTAAGAGTGTGCCAGTAGAATCAATGCTCACAACAGTTAAAACAGTACCGTTAATACCAGTGTTACCAGACGTATGAACAGGTAAAAAGTTACTACGATACCAATCGGTATTGTCAAAACGTCCAACTTCCCATGAATTCGCCATCTCGTTATTACGATTCAATGCAAATTGGTTCAAACCGCTGTTTACAATGCTTGGAACTGCTAAATCTGATAAATAACCACGAGTTAGGTAGTTAACTGAGCCGAAGTTACGGAAAAATGCCATTGCTGAAGCTAATTGACCGAATGAATTAATCTGAGTAGTGCCATCACCAAAGAATCGGTAAGGTCCAGTCAGAATAGTAGAAGCAACTGACGCCTCAATCTGAGCGCCAAGCTCTGTCATAGCGGAAATTTCGAACTTCTCACGATAATCATTGTTATCGATGTTGAAAATCAATTCTTGTGCTGTGAAAGCAAAGGGAACGTTAGAGGATTGCTCTAATCCTTGTGCATCTGTACCACCGCAAACCAATGAACGTACACGTTGCTGCACCCCAAGGAACTGTGGCACAACTAAACCTGGTTGAGCGGCCATTCTAGGAGGTAAATCGTAAGTGACGGTGTCGCCTAAATTGGCAATCATGTCATTGAAATTGCGAAAACGATTGTTGCAAGTGTTAATAAAACAATACAAATTTTGCAACCAACCAAGTGCAGAGGCTTGATAAGTCTGCACAGCTTGTAAGATATTAACCATTTCACACCCTCTATCATTAAATTAGGAATTAATGACAAGAGCGCGTTAGTTAACCTCGGCCTTTATACCTTGCGGCATATTCGCTTGCAGTAGACGGCTGCTTGTCACTTGCTAAGTTCGAGGGTTTTAATTGACTGCCTGGTACAGGTGGGGGTTTGGTTGCATCTATAGACGCTGTCTCATTCTGCTTAATAGAATCTGACAATTTCTTTATCTCTAACGCTGCGCTTGCGGGTGGCAATCCTCTAATCGTTGCTATCTTTGAAGGATTTTTTGCTAAGTCATACAGTACGTCACCAGCATTATCGACAGTGTTAGCATAGTGCAATACTTCCGGCATCTGCTCCCAATTGTGTTGCTTGGTAACTTCGTCATAATCGGGGTGTTTCGCTGCTGCTGCATCCACTTTGGTTTTAAGCATTCTAAGCTGGCGTTCGCCTTCTACTCGTTGCGCTTGTTCTAATTGCGTGCGCTCATATTCGGCTTTGTGCTTGGAAAACTCCTCACCAATTAACTTGCTAACGGCTTGTTGGTCTATAGGCGCGTGTTGTGCAGGCTGAGCAGACATTCCGCCCATTCCGATACTCGACTCGCTTAAACCTTTTTGGCGTCCACGATTGAATGCATCGCGTACTATTTCCGTTACCTTCTCCTGCGAGATACCCGCAGCTGGACTTGCAGCCTCACCCTCTATTTTAGACAATGCGGCCTGAACATCACTATTCTCTGCTGTCATTTAATACCCTTATTGTTGACTGTTGACCCCGTCACGGTAGCAAAACCTCAGTTAACGTCGTGGTGACGCTCATTTAACGGTTGAGTGACCTAGGGCGGATTTAATGACTTTATGAATAAATTTGCTATGACAAGATTATGTGGGGTTGACTTAATAGGATGGTCAGCGGTAAATTAGCGCCGCATATAATTGTTTCCTCTTTAAATGTTAGTTGTGCGCAAGACATCACGGTTTTACTTTCATTTTTCCGTGATTAGCCTCAATGCTTGGTAGGCTCCAGCATTGGGGCTTTTTTTTAAGTTATGGGTAGGTATGCAAGCGGTTAAAGCGCGGAGACTGTAAATCTTTTCCCTCTGGGTTCGTAGGTTCGAATCCTACCCTACCCACCATTCAAGGGTCGTCTAATGGTAGGACAATAGGTTTTGATCCTATAGATTGATGCTGTCACGAAACTCTTTTGGCATACAATCCAAAACTGAAGTGTGAACTAAGGTAGCGCCCCACACATCAGGTTGAAATCCCCCAGCAACTGCGTTAGCGCCAGCTTCTTGTAATGCATTTGATGTATTTAGATGCGTGTTAAGCGGTGGCACATACTGTGATGTATTTAGATGGGCGCTCATCCTTAGAATCCATTCTTCGTATGTTTCCCACGGGTATTTCATGGTTTGTTTAGTGGGCTGAGCATTGCATTGGCTGCAGTCAGGCATATAAGGCGCATAGCATCTATGACACCTCGGACATTCCCAGCCTAAATTTGTCATTTCTCTAATCTCCCAATTTCATCGTTCAAATACCATATGGCTTTTTGCAAATCCTCAAGCCGCTTCCCTTTGCTATCAGCGCGCCAGATATATTTGATTGCATTTCCTAGATTGAAATTCATGTGGCGCACTACATCTATGCACTCAATATTAAGATTACATTCTCTGCAAACTGCTGGAAGAGTATTGTAGTGCTTTGGGTGATTGACGGTTTCTTTCTCGCCTAAAACTATTCTATTAACCTCTTCATCAGTTTTATTCATCATTGTTTGTTCTCCTTCTTAGGCTCTTTCTTCACTTCCTTTTCCGCATGATCCTGTTCACGTTCGCTCATTACATGCTCATGATGCATTCGCTTCTCATCGATATGCTGCTTATGCGTCTCTACAGCATGGTCATGCGCCATGTCTCTAGCATCTAAATGCAATCTAGCAAGCTCAACTTGCTTGTCATCCTGATCACGCTGCGTATCAATCTTAGCCTGTACTTTGGCTTTCTCAGCTTCTAGCGCAATCTTCAGCTTATCAACTTCCAATTCTTGTTTCTGTAGCATCAACTTGCCAGCTTCAATCTGTAGTTTGCCATGCTCAACTTGCGCCTTCTGCTGCATTTCCTGCTGCGCAGTTTGTGCGCGCATTTGTATATCCATCTGCTTAAGGGTATTAGGATCTGGAGGCTGTGGCTGCGAAGCTTGCTTCTGCTGTGCTTGCTTCTGCATCTGTTCAGCCATTGTGCGCAATTGATCTGCACCTCTAAAGTCTAAGTTATCAAGCAATACTATTAAGCCTCCAGTATTAAGCAACTGTGCAAAAGCTGGTACAACTTGCGCTACCTGTATCATATTCTGCACAGCAAATTGCTTTTGTACCTCAAAATTAACGCCAGCCTCGATCGTGACATCCATAGACGAATCTTTGTACTTCATTGAGAGATCGGATCCGGCGAACCCGTTAATAGGTACCCAGGTTTGTTTCTGCTCCTTATCAATTATCATAATCGATCTGGCGTTATAGTAAATCTTAGGGAACATATCGAGTGATAGTTTCGCAGCTTGGTTCAATGAGGCTAAGTAATTATTAATGTATGGCATTTCACTTGCGCTTGACTGTATAGCAGCTTGCGCAATTGCAGCACCAGATAATTGATTAGGCATCTCAGGCTGCGGATTATATGCACCCAAAATGTTTTGGATATTCTGATCAGTCTGCGTAAATGTTCCCGCAACTTCTGGCGGAATTGGCGGACGCACAATCTCTCGTGGTGGCTCAATCTGCGTTATACCATCTTCCTTAAATGCCCGATAAATCAATGTCGCTGCTTTCTGTGGTTTTTTATATGCTTCAATATATCCCGCTTGTTCCGGTATGCCTTCCAGTGGCGCAATAAACTTATGCTGCACGAGCATTTCTAATTCATTGGCTAATGCCTGACCTGCAATATTCTTAAGCTTCTGTGCATCCATTGCCTGATAAAATGCAGCACGAGTGAACTCAATCATCTCTGAGCCTTCGCCACCATCACGCAATAATTTCGAATTACCATTCACAAATATGATCGGTAACTCAGTAAATATCGTGTCATTCTCCTCTAAAATATCTGTTGCAATGAATTTATATTCTTTAATCTTCGTAATAGTTGTTTTACGTCGCCATTTAACAATTGGCGGCTGTTCTGTGCGATTCTCGTCTGCATAACGTACTAATAATTCCGCATAATCAGCTTCTAACATTGCAGTATTATCCGCAAGGAATAATAACCATTTTTTCTTTTTCTGCTTCTGATACATCCGACACACTAAAATTATATCTTCCGAACCATACTTATAGCCCCAATTAAAGCCACCCAATGTTCTATAAGTAATATTATTTATATTCGCTTTCGGGAATTGTTCTTTAAGCATCTTTTTAGTCATTGGCACTAATTCAAAGCATAATTCACCATCACCTTTATGCGGCAATCTCGCTAATACATCCCAGCCACACATCGTAGGATCAACGCATTTACGCCAGGTAATATCTTGATTAAATGTATATGGCGATGCGTACTCGTGATCAACTTTAAATGCTGAAAATCCACCCGATTGAATATCCGAAAATGTATTTTCCTCAAATTGATCTTTCTTTGTCTTATACAAAATAGCTTTGAAATGACCTTCAATGATTTCAGGTAATTGCGGATTGTTCTTTTGGCTATCTGGCATTTGTTGCACAGTAAAGCCAGGTTCCTGTTTTGCGAACTCGCCTATCTGCCTAGATAAATATGCCTCAAGCACGTTAAATTCAAACGGCAAGCGATCAAGCTTTTCCAATTCCTGCTTCTGCTGATCATTCAGGGATGACTTGAACACAAACCTGCGTTGTGCGTGAAATCTATCGTTATTGTCCTTGTAATAATTATGCCACGCGACTACATATGCCTTTAATTCATCTAATTTGCTCAATTTATTGGGATCAATATTGTCGAAACTTACATTGCTAGTTGGATTTTGCATGATTACCTCTGATATGTGCCATGTACGATATTACGCGCCTTTTGTTCCGCTCTCATTCCGCCCATTAATTCCTCAAGCATTTTATTTTGCTTCGGAATTGATATATTCATATTCACTATTACTTTATCCAATAACGCAATCTGTATAGCAATTGCCATCGTGTCTGCAATATCATCAAGCATATGCGAGTCAATTAATGTGATTTTTTCTAAATGACTCAAGCATGGCTCAACATGTTTTGCATCGGCTGGAAATGAGATCAACTTTTCGGTAACTATTGGCTGACATTTAATAAATCTAGCAGCTTTTGACACGCCAGGCTTTAAACATTCAGCTTCTAATATATTCAACCCTTGCACATCTTTTAACGTTTCGCGCAATGTTACGCCTGTAGACTTAGCTTCAATAGCAATATGTCGCGGTTTAATAGGATGACGCATACAGCCTGAATAAAAGCTCATAAATCTACTATGCAAATCACCTGCATTAATCCAATCAGCTTCGCACGATAACCAATGCAAACCATACAACTCGGTGTCCATGCCTGCAACTTGGATGCGATACAGCCCCCAGAATGAGAACACAGTTTGATCATTCCAAGTCTTGTCAGTCTCCGCGGTATCTGCCGTGACAAATGTAGCAATAATCTCAGGCTCATTGTCCAATATCATGAACCATTCACGCTTAAATACCGATCCACCTGCTGGCGTTGGTTTTTGCTGATATTGAGACGAATACTCATACGGCATCTTAAGCTGCATTTCTTTTAGCCGAGCAACATCATGCATGGCTGGATTTAGCGCATTCCCAGCCCCATCAAGCGCAGGTAGCGATATCACATCCCAAGGTACTACATCCTTGTTTCCCTCGCCTAGATTCGAGCCTAGATCATCCTCATGCAACATCTGCCATATAGCAATGATAGGCGTATGCGGTGAGTTAACGCGACTTGATAACGTATTGAAATACCATTCTAAAATACCTTGGCGAATAGTATCGCTAAAAACCTCGTCAGGCTTATGAATATCGTCTATGAGAATGCAACCACCATAACGCGATACATCCTTTAAGCCTGCTTTGTAATCGTCTGGCAAGCCTTGAATGCCTGCGCCACGCCCTGTAATCGTACCGCCTGAACCTACCGCATACACTGAGCCACCTTGTACAGTCTCGAAGTTATCTTTAGCGCTCGCGTCACGCTTAATGCGGGCATCGAACATATGCTGATATTGAGGCAGCATCATTATTTCTTTAACGAGGCCAGTGTGCTTGCGAGCCAATGAATGCGCATAGCTAACATAGATGTTATTACAATCAGGCCATCTGGCTAATGTCCATGCAATAAAGCAAACAGCCATGATCGTTTTGCCGTATCTAGGTGGAGTGCGTATTTGTCTGCGATTAACTTGATGATCTTCGCACTCCATGAGAGCGCGAGCTACTGTGATCTGCATTGGCTCACGTCCAATTGGGCGCGAGATTAGAAATTCTCTATTCGTTAATAACTTATAAAATACGCAGGTGAACTTGAGTAGTGAGCCTAGAATCTCGTCTCGTTCTTCAGAAGTTACCTGCATACATTTCTACTTACCTTTTTTCATCATACCTTTTCGTTTAACCATGTGAGTTTTAGGCTTAGCAGAACCTTCATCCTTTTGCCCAGCTTGTAACCTCATAGGTTTTGCACTCTTGCGTGATTTACTTGCAAAATGTCCGATGTGTGCCATTATTTTTTCTTCCCCTTCCCGCCCATGTTGCCATTGTGCGATTCTTTGCTCTCTTTCATAAATGCTGTTTGTCCTAAGTTCTTGCTATGTTTAGCAGGTGAACTAAAAGTTTTCTTGCCCATTTCTTTTTTCATTTCTTTACGCATTGCTATTTCCTCCAGTGGTTAATAAATTAATTAAAACTTTCCCCTTGCCTTATCTAGTTCTTCTTTAACAGGTTGCATATTCACATTAACAGTTGATTCTGCTGCTTTCTTTTCTTCTGGGTATAAATCTAGAACTCTGTGCGCTTCGCCTAATAATTTATGCATTGAATTTGCAGCATCGTGATTAAATTCGGTATGGGTAACTTTGCCTTTGTTATTCTTATATGTGGTTTTTATATGATCTGCTGCAACATTAATTCCTAATTGCATTTTCTCTGCTAGAAATTCTGGCGTTAATCCTGCTTTTTCGGCTGCTTTTTGCATTCTTTCGCGCATACATGACCTTATCAGGGGTTTCATTAAGTTCTCTTGGGCTATCTCTGCAGCTGATCTTTTGCTATATCCTGCATCTCTTGCCGCCTTTGAGCCGTTATATCCATTAGTCAAATAGTTTTCCACAAATTTAGCTTGTTTTGGAGTTAAACCGTTTTCGTCTAATGGCATACATATTTTATTCCTGAAATTCCTTAATATCGGAAATACCTTTCGTAAACCACATTACGCTTTCTTCTAGTTTTGTTAATGCTAAGGATAAATCGCGCGATGGTTTATTCTCATGAATCAATTCCAACATCGTTTCGGCTAATATTATATATTCGTACACTCTTTGATGACCTTCAGCATTCAATTTGCGATGTTTAAACAACTCAGTCGACCAGATTGTATCAGTCATTTAATTAAATTCCACATTTTATGCAACTGCTTTCGTAATAATTGTTCAGCGATTTTATTTTGTTTTATTGGTCTCGCCCATCCTTTGCCTAGTGAGCCTTTGGGACTAAATTTATTTCGCATTTTGTAATGCCACTTTTAATGGTTCACCGTTCTTGATGCGTGATTGCAAGTTACTGTTAGCTCTTGATGGCCTTTTATATGGTGGTTTAACAATCTCAACCTCTTTTGCTACTTCTTTTTGTTCTGGCTGAACACCTTTTCCGTCACATTCTGGACAAGATTGCTCCATGCAACCCATTCCAATAATTTTTTTGCCACCATTACATAATTTGCAACGCATGTTAACCCCTTGAAATTGTGGAATTTATACAACTTTTTAAAACTATTTGCAAAATAATTGAAAATCCCGCTTGACTTATGCCACCGTATCGGTGATACTATAGACCATAACAACGGCAATATGAATAACAAGATAAGTTCATAAAAACGGTGTTGATGACTTCCTCAGTTTCTGGGAAGGGATTGAGGAAAGTCATTTTTTAAAATGAAATATGGGAAACTTTTAATCACTTGGAGAAATATTATGACCACCCTATGTAAATTATCATCTTATAGTAGAAATAGCCCCTTGAGACTTTCATTGCGTGGAAGATATGGCGCAAGAAACTATAGAATTAGAGAAGATAAAATATTTATTCGAATAAGAGACGAAGAAAAATCATATAACGCCATTGCTGAACGTTATAGATGGGTATATCTGGGATACATTGACGACGTCGAGGTTCAATTATGACGATAAAATATAATAGTATGACGCATTTATGGGAAGTGCGAAGCACGTGTGTTGAGTTAGTGCTTGCGCAATTTAAGACATTTGACGAAGCTTTTGCTTATTATCGCAGTTAAGGAGTAATTAAATGACGGACTTCAAATATGTCTTGGCACCGCTAGAAGATGCGCTCGATATACTGATACACCAAATTAATAATATTGAAAAAAGAGTCTCAGCATTGGAGAACGTACCCCCCTTAACAATAAGCAACAATACTGGCGAATTATTAACAATTGTACCGTTTGGGCATACAGCCGCTATTACAGTGGATGGTAAATAATGGGAATTGCAACATTAGCACCTAATACGATTGTTACGCATTTATCATTTTTAATGGAGATAGGTTTTGGTAGTTTAGGAATTGGTTTTGCAATTGGTTTTATTGTTGGTGGATTAACAGAGTTTAAGATTCACAAGTTTTTTGAATAGAAAATAGTCTGGCGTAGAGGAAAGTTACTTCACTTGTAATGAAGAGGTCGGCGGTTCGAGTCCGTCCGGTGTAGAAATTACGCCGTAGCTCAGCGGGTAGAGCGCTAAACACTTTCCTCGTTTGTTCCAGCAATAGTTTTATAGCTTGGCGAATATTGGGGTTACTTCTCTAGAAAACACCCTGATTGTTAGTTCCAGCGATTGTTTTATAACTTGGCGTAGAGGTGGGTTACTTCAAACTTTAAATTTGGTGGGGACGATGTCCCCTTCGTACCCAGCTCGTTTGTTCCAGTACAGTAAGGAAATATCATGACACGATTAAATCAAGCCTCTGGCGGCTTAAAAACCCACGAAGGTGGCAACGCTTGCACCATATCCCCATATTTACAATTGCGCAGATCAGTAATGAGCTGCATGTTGTTTGAGAAAGAGTTCTACGAGGACGGCGAGGAGATAGGCGCACGCATCGCAAAGCTTGTACCCTTGGTTGAGCCTGCCCAGTGTGTGCAACTTGCCATAGATGCCAGTGAACGTGCGAATTTGAGGCATGCACCATTATTAATTGTGCGTGAAATGGCGCGATATGCTAGCCATAAAAAATTTGTAGCTAAGACATTGTCTAGGATAATTACGCGCCCTGATCAGATTACGGATTTTTTGGCGTTGTATTGGTCTACAAATATCGAAAATAAAATGTCTGGAAAAACTAAAAAGCGCACATTATCGCACCAAGTTAAAAAAGGCTTAGCATTTGCGTTTCGTAAGTTTAATGAGTATCAATTTGCTAAATACGACAGAGATAATCAAGTTAAATTACGTGATGCATTATTTTTATCGCATTCAAAGCCAAAAGATAAGGGCAAAGATGCGCCTATCTTTACTAAAGCAGAGAGACGTTTGTTAAAATTAATTAATTTAGAGCAAGATGCTACGCAAGTTTTCACGCCTAATGAATTACTTTACAAAAAAATAGTTGATCGCACGCTAACCACTCCTGACACATGGGAAGTTGCTTTGTCGGCAGGTAAAGATAAGCACGAAGTATTCACGAGCTTAATGTTAGAAAATAAGCTAGGAACAATCGCCTTTTTGCGTAATTTAAGAAACATGGTAGAAGCTAGAGTCTCTATTTCTGAGATTAGGTCTTATTCCACCATTTGCAAAGTCGACAGGATGTTGCCATATCAATTTATTGCAGCGGCAAAGGCAGTTCCGCAATGTGAACCGATGCTTGAGACGATGATGGCACGATGTGTTGAGAAAATGCCAAAGTTGCAAGGAAAAATAGCATTATTAATCGATGTCTCTGGTTCTATGGATGAGAGACTATCTAGTAAATCAGATATGACACGATTAGACGCTGCATGTGCGGTTGCTATATTGATCCGTGAATTAACTATTGAGGTTCCATTTACCTGGACATTTTCGTCGGGGTTTGTTGCCGTTCCACCACGCAAAGGTTTTGCTTTGCGTGATGCTATTGTAAATAGTCAGAGGCATGCCAGCACTGAATTAGCTAAAGCTATCGCTCACTTAAATAAAATAGTTATTGGCGCTGGTGCGGGTATGTACGACACATTAATTGTAATTACTGACGAGCAATCATCCGATGGTATTGGATCGGTATTGCCTGGAACGAAAGGATATATCATTAACGTGGCTAGTGCGCGTAATGGTGTTGGTTATGGACAGTTTACCCATATTGACGGGTTTTCTAGTTCAGTTGTTGATTGGTTAATTAATGAGCAGAAGGAGATTAAAAATGAAAGGCAGCACAGTACGAGCACGAGTTTATGATGATGTAGAAACGAGTGACTGGTCAGATCTAAAAGTGAGCATGGCGTTAAATAAGCGACACAAAGCACCTATGATGACGGTGTATCGTGTGAAAAACAGTAAAGGAATAGTATTTGCGATGAATAAGGGAATTACTGAACTGTTAAATAAAGATCTGGGGCATCCTTACAATTATGTATTGCCACACTACTCCAAAAAAAATAATGCGATTATTTTTGAGTTCTTAGAAGAGTATATTACTTATTCGGTTAAAATTTCAAAATATTCGGCAAATAATGGGATATTTCAGATGACAGGGTTTTTTGATTATTTTGATTTACCTGCACCACCCCATTGTATATGTTTGAAATTGCGTCAGGAGAAAATACCGAATATGGGTGTACGATGGATAATGTATCTGAATGAGGCGAAGTAGGGTATTTATCATATGAAGATTTATATGCCGATGACTGGGAGCTAGTGGAATGAACGTACTATTCTTATTTGATTTAAAGGAGGCTAAATAATGAGCTGGTGGTTTTTTTATCTTGGTACGGCACAACATAAATGGTTAGGGTGTTGTCTAGTAGAGGCTAATGATTATGAGCAAGCATTGGATAAAGCCTTAAAATTAAGTACAGAGCGTGTAGGAAATACATGCAGCCTAGAAGTTGCAGTTGATGAATTACCACCAAAATCTTTTAGAAATAGATTATTGAGCGAAGATGATATTGAGATGATTGAGAACAAACTGCCGCAGAATATATTGAGGGAAATACCATAATGACCATTGTGGAAGCATTAGATGCATTACTGCATAAAACCGTAAAAATTAGAAGAATAAATTCACCCAAGAATGAATATTATTATCTTGGATCACATGGGCGCATTCACAATCAAAATGATGAGCCTGTTAATATTTTTGCAGGAGATTTATTTAAGGATAACTGGGAGGTAGCAGAATGAATATTATAGAGGCATTACTAGCATTAAAAGATGGTAAGCGAATAGCTCGAATACAGAATCCAGCTGTTTACTTTCGATACACAATATATGAGTTAATTTATAGCAATGACAAAAAAAGAAAGTGTTTAGTTAATCAGCATTTTAACCCCGTTAAAATAGAATTCGCATCATTCGACGATGATGATTGGGAGTTAGTGGAATGAACGCAACATTATCATTTGATTTAAACGAGCCGGAAGATAAGGACAAATTTGAGATTCATTGTAAAGCCGAGAAAATGCACATTGCTATTGAGCATTTTTCGGAGTTTTTACGGCGCAATTGGAAGCATAAAGAATTATCCGAGATACAACATGAGATATTAGAAGAAATACAAACTCAATTCGCAGAAACTTTTTTTGGAGATTAAAAAATGATTAAGCAATTATTGATAGGTAGTACATTATTATTAAGTAGTTTTGCAGCTTTTGGCGGTAATATTTATTGTCCGCAAGCTATTATTTGCAATAGCCCATTAGATTGTCAAACTCTCCCACCCACTTTTCATGTAGCATCCCCCCCCATGATTAACAAGGTGAGTATTTTTTTCTTTAAACAAGCTGTTTTTGATGCTCCCGGCAATCTCTTAGGTTGCGCCTATAATACTGTTAGCAATACACCCGGGATTGAAATAGTTTCATACGGAACCTATACCCCTAATCTTAATCATGGCAATAGTTATTGGTTTACCGCCCCCTATAATACTTACACATGCACTGAATCCACTGTATTGATGTGTCCATTTAAACTAGTAACGAGCAACTAACATGCAACAACCAACTGATAAACCCGCAAATTACGCTCAATGTAAGCTATTCAAACGCAAGCCGCGCATTCCGGGAGAGGTATTGTATGAGAGTCTTGGCAATGAGCTAGAGCCACTGCGTGCACAGCAGAATAATCGATCTGATCTTGCGCAGCATGGTTATACGGTGTTTAAGAGATAATGGGAACAATTGCGATAGCAACTCTTAATGGCGCTTTTATGGGTCTCGGGATGTTAAATCATGCGTGGATAATTGAGGTCATTACAATTGTTATTCTGCTATATCAACTACATCGATAAATTTAATAGCGTTAATACTTCAGCACGCGAGTCGCCAGAATAGGTTGTTTACAATGTTCACAATATTGAGTTGTTCCGGAAAATCTATCCAAGGCAATTTCATTATAGGTAGCTTTGCACTCACAATTTGAACATTTATAGCGGACGAATGTTTTATTGATAGTTTTGTAGAATAATGTGCCATGTTTCCACATAGGCGCGCCGCAATTAGGGCATTTGTATTTGTGTGATGACATTCACTATTTATCCAGATCAATACTAGCCACAAGTGGTTCAACTACTTCAAATTCGCCATCGACATAATCTTTAGGTGGTTCAGGGTATTTTGTACCTATAAAAGTATTACTCTCTCCAGAAGTTACATTTACCAATGTAGAATTTCGAAGAGAGGGGCATACAACAGTATTTAGCATGCCCTCCACATATACATTTCTAGCAGCTTGCGAGTCTTGTTGCATTAATGCCGCCATAGTAACGGCATTATGCCCATAAGTATTGCTTTGGAAGACATTTACGCCGCCGCTTTGGTTATCTATCAAAATATTCCCAAGCTGTCTCTTACCTGTTAAATAATCATGATAAGCCTGGTCGGCCTGTTGCTCTTGTTGGTTAAGAATATTTACCGGTACGCTTTCTTTTTGTATGCGCATTTTTTCGCACAACTTTTTCAGCCATTTTCTTATCATCCTTTTTGTCTTCCTTCTTGTATTTAGAGAATTCTTTCTCAGTTACGCATTTTTTAGCAGCCATTTATTTCTTCCTCATCTTTGCAAATGTCTTGGCTAGCACAGCTTGTTTTTTAGTGCGCGGATTTTTCGAATGTTCTTCTTTATCGATAAATGATTCTTTGATTTTACCTTCTTTATTCATACCACCAGCTTTCTTTGCTTTAGCGCGAAGAGCGCCTTTTTTGATATCAAGTTTTTGTGTCCACTTCTCAGCCATAACATTTACCTCGTAATTCATTATCAAGACGTTCGCGAATTTCTTGCAGGTTAGTTTTTCTAACCAATTGACCGTCCATAAAAACGGTGCGCAATTCTCCGCCAGCTTCCGAAACTTCATCGGTTTGTTGTTCGAGAAGTAATTTATTCTCAATACGCTTAACGCGCAACAATCCTTTAGCAGATGTTTTCTCGCCGTCATCTGTTTTAGGGGATTTAAAGATATCCCTACGCTCGCCATTTACGACCCCACTAGTTGCCTTCATAGCAAAGCCGAACGTGTCTCTAGTGACGTATTCGTAGGTATATGAGCCAACACCAAAGACAATGTTGTTAGAGGCAAAGCCTTTAGCCTCTAATTGCTCTAAAATCATACTGGCGCGATTGAGAGTAATTGAGTCACCGTAGATTAGGCCGATATGTGGATCTAGTTCTTTAAAGCCCCTTGAATTTATTGTGCCCCCGAAGATATCCCAGAGACATTCGACAGCGCCCTTGTATTGGGATGAATCTTTTGGCGCAAGTAAATCCCCGCAAATAATCTTTACCGGAGCGCCGCTATCTGGGCGAATTACGACTTTGCCATTGCGAGCCATGATATCGGGTCTAAGCATGGGCAAATACATGTTAATGACATGCCAGAAATCCCAAGTGTCAGATACGATAGATATAATCCCTGTCGGGTATAGTTCAGTGATTAATCGCCTAAATGTATATAGCTCATTATTCTCTGTTCCCATTGACATACATGAGTGCTCAGTTGCGGGTACTGAGCAACCGATTAATTCTTTCTCAGCATTTGCAAAATAATAATCTTCGAGTAAATCAATTGCTAACACTGTGTCAGTGCCTACAAACGATAATAAATGACCCGCACCGGAAATTGCTGCATCTTGTGGTGATGACATACCGCGAAAAGAGAAATCGTGCGCTTGATATTTAATAAAATCTTTATCTATACAAGTTGTCTTCGCGTAATTAGTTAATAGTTTTTTATATTCAAAAGCAATCGTTGCGGAGGTTATGGGCTTCCACAGATAACACGACATAATTGTTTCGATATAATTAGTTAACCAGAAAAAATCTGGATGGGTATTAACGACTGTTAACATTGGTACGCCAATTGGTACGAGCGTACCTTCTGGTAGAGCTTTAATTCTTAAAGGTAAATAACCTAAATCATGCAGTGCTGCGATATGATCGATATTAATACTGTCTTTACCTAAAGCATTGTCCATACGACGTTTATAATCTTCTAATACATATCGTTTGCGGATCTCAAAAAATGATTCACGCCAAGTATTAATTAAAAAATCACTAATAAAATATTGCAATCCAAAAAATACTACTTCCTTAACTCCTCCCATTCTGCTGCTACGCGCTGTAAAATTTGAATAAACCTCAGTTGTACCTTCTGGATATTGTCTACGATGATCGGTTTTGTAGAAATCAATTGCGGTTAATGGATTAATATACATTTAATTTTCCTTGCTTAATATGGTTAGAAAATCTCGATCAAAATCGCAATAAGGCAAAAATGTATGATAGCAATAAATATGACTTAAATGTGGGCGTAATATAGCTAACCCTTTTGAGAAAATACCGTGTGTAATATATAGGCAAACATTTACTGCACCGTTATGCATTAATCTATCGGCCAATTGAATAAATGTTCTGCCACCATCGCAGATATCATCAACGATTAATAAGTTCTTGCCTAAGACATCATCGTCGAATCGAACTGAAGTTATTTCGCCAGTAAGTGTATTGCGTGATTTATATGCATAATATGCGCCTCTACCAAGAATTGAAGCTGTTGTGCGTACTTTCTTTTCTGCCCCTGCATCTGGTGAAACTAAATCATAATTACGATCTTTGATAAACTTACCTAATGAAGTGAATCTAATAATATTATGAATAGGCTCGATACGGCAGTTATTCACCAATGCACCCACCACGTCTGAATGTGGATCATGAATTAGGACACTCTCACAATTCAAACCATTAATTAAATCAGCCATGACCCTAATACTTAAGGCTTCCCCATAATTACAAACCCGATCTTGTCTTGCGTATGGAAAATAAGGAATTTCAAGTTTTATACGAATTTTTGGGCTTATACGGCGAATAGCATCGATAGTTAACAACAAGCGCATAATGTCATCGGAATTGTAAAGAAATGCTTTACACGTGCACTTTCCATAAACTTTTGTATAGCCATCAAGTTCATATTGAAGAATATTGTCAAGCGCTATATGACATTCTCCACCAGGAAATCTAATCTCGGGTATCAATGTTTTATTAATATATATCGGCATTATCTTGGCTCCAGTTTATAAATAATTGCGCCCTCGAAAGGAATTTCTGTTTTGTGATGTACTTTTAACGCATCACATATCGAATCATGCAGTAATTGAAATTGTGATGGTTTTAATCCAATTCGTTTAACACCTTCGCGGATTAATTGTTCGAGGTTATGCACTAAAGCATCGTTTAATTTAGTTCGTCTTATAGGGGTGAAATTATCAGACACTCAAATACTCCAAAATTGCGTCTCTTGCCTCTTCCCAACCGTAGGCAACTATACACTTGTACCCCACAGAATCAAGTAGGTTTAGCATGTCTTTTTGCTCAGGCATTAAACCACCATCGGGAGTGTTTTTGAGGTTACGGCGTTTCATCTCGATAAACATGCCTGGGTAGCCCAGCAAGTAGGTATGCCATTTCGGATAAGCCAGAAACAGATCTGGCACACCCGCTTTAAGCCCCATCCGAACGAGCTGGTGACCGCCCATTTTGGATCGCTTGCCCTGATTAGGGATGTGGAACAAATATGTGCCTATGGACATCCCAGACAGCTTGGTAAGGCAAGCCCATTTCATTAAGGCAATCTGTTCTTGAGCTTCGCTAGCTACCAGCCTCATCATTTTTCCGACCTCGGCAATATGGTCATTTTGTTGGCGTCAACAAAATGGTTAGTGTTTAGTTGCAAACTTCTCCTCCTGCTTCTCGATAAATCGCTTCACATAGCCTATAATTTCCATCGACAGGTTAGGCGACTTAGCGAATGTCTCCATCTCGTTAGCAGCCAGTACGAGCAAGATTGTGTGCAAGTGTGCCAACGAGTAGGCGGAAAAGTAATCGACCCGTAATTTATATTTTGCCATTTCTTTTTTCATTTCTTTGTAAACTTTTACCGCCATGCGTTGAATATCTTCTTCGTGAATCCTGGCATCCAGCTCACTCAAATTTTGCTGCTTGTTCATCCAAACCCCCTTAGTTGTAAAACCGATTTTAAAGCCCGTGAAGCGATTATTTTTTCTACCCGCCGTAATGGTATTACTTTTCATAGATCGTTCAATGTACCCCCTACTTTACCCGGGTAGGATTCGATCTTTTAGGCGCTTTTCCCATACCGCTCGACATTTTGCGTTGAGAAACTGGATTTCGTACTCAGCCCTCGGTCGCCAAAAATGAATGTGGTAGCAATCCATGCACAACGCCTTTCCGGCATTCGTCATTTCACTAGGTAATTCCTTGCATTCTACGCAAGTTTGAACCTGTGTTTGCGTGGTTTTATCCTCGGGAAAGTACGCCAGCAAGTCGCCAGGTTTTGGTAAATATGCGCATTTTTTCGGGTCTTGTAGCCAGCGCACAATACCTTGTTCAACCTGCTCAACTGTGAGTCTAACCAACGATTTAAAATACATCTTTCCTATCTGGCCACCGTCAGTTTTGTAGGTGTGCCCCAGCACATACATGTGCTCTTGAAATTTGAGAAAGTCACCTGGTTGCATTATGAAACCTCCCCACGTTCTTTCATCCTTGCAAACTCCTCATGCATCCACGCTAGATTTTCCGCCTTTTCCGCGTCAGTCGGGCCGCGCCATCCACCACCTGTTGATTTTTTAGGCTGCACAGGGTTTGCAATTTCGAGAACGATGTTTTGTAAATACAACGCCCCGAACGATCCCCGACCTTTTTGCTCAAGCGCTTTGGCATACCCCCCGCGAATATGTTCATCGGTCACCCCCCCACTTTCCCAGACTGAACACATCGTCGCAATTTTGTGGGCTGTGTGAGGATGGGCGATAGCACCGTCTCCGAAAAGTTCTGCCAAAACTATCATAAAATTATTTTTAAAAAGCGACGGCGGGTTTTCGCGCGCGTTGCTTGCTACGTTAGTAATGTTTTTTAATCTTGTTTCAGACTCAGCTACGGTAGTACTTCTTATCTTCTCTGATCTGTTCTGATCTGATCTGATCTGATCTGATCTATCCGTCACGCTTTTTGCACTGTTCGCGCACATGTGACGAACAGTGCCGTCACTTTTCCTTTTTTCTCGTAATTTTCTCATCCTTTCTTTGGAAGAATCAGAAGGGCATTGCTCCTTATCCCATTCAATCAATCGCCATGTAGGAGTAATGAATTTTTTCTCAAGAAAAAGTGCTTTAGTGATGGCAGCTTCTTGAGGGGTAATATGAAGAGCAAAAGCTATGTCATCATCATTATAGAGATCAATTTTATTGTCTATATGAAGTAGCCTAAGCATAAAGAAACGTCGCTGCATAGCTTCTGGCATTGATTGAATACGAGGATCATGAAGGTCTGTATCGTAAAAGCGACACCAAGACATAGTCATAAATTTACTTCCTTAATAGATTAAAAAATTAATTAATCCGCAGAAGTAAACAATTGACAAAGGCTTACAGCAGTGTCATATTGTGTACCGTTGCGGTGATGTTTTAACTGATAGTCCGTAACAAGTTGCGGTGCTGTTTTTGTATTACAGTTGCGTTACCGTTGAGGTGCAGTTTTTGCATTACAATTGCGGTGCAGTTTCTGTATTACAATTGCGTTACCATTGCGGTGATGTTTTTGAGACTTATCGTAACTAAAATGAAGCAATGCTCAAGTCTTACGCGAGAAGACTTGAGCACTTTTCTTACCTTATATGTAACCTTATAACGGTATATCTTCTTTATCTTTCTCTATAAGAACAATTTTCGGGTTTCTCCTTCGCTTATAATCTTCAGGTGGATATATATCAGGTCTTAACTCATATCTTGTGATGGCTTCTTTTAGAAGGCGCTCTATTTGAATGCATCTATGCGCGGGTGTTTTGCCAGACTTAAGCCATTTTGGTATTTGCTGAGGCGCAACCTCACACAGCCTAGCTAATCTATGCGCGTTGCCTGCCAATGTAATTGCTCGTTCTAATGCTTCTTTCATATATAATCCTTGATCTATAAGGTTTAGTAGTCAATAGGCAAATAAAAATATATTTGCAATGATAAAAAATAGCTATTGACATATCACCGTGTCGGTGCTAAATTTATCCCAACACTGGAAGTTTTCAAAACACAAGGAGTACTACGATGAACAAGTTTTACTTTACACTTAACAATGCAGAGTGCAGTACAAAGAAGTACGTTATTGCAGATTTATATTTTACAAAACCAGTTTCGGGCAAATTCGTAAAAGACTTTGACACTTATGAAGATGCCCGCCTGTACTGGGAAAAATACCATAACAATTTTATAAAACTTAGCATAGTGTCTAATGGGAATATTTTACGTAGCTAACAACTGGAAGGGAGACATGGATATGAGTAACAAATCAGAATATCAGGGACAAATAGCCGATTTAGCGCACACGCACGAACCTTTATGGCGCGAAGAACTTCTCAGAAAGCGTCTTACAACTTTAGCTGGTTTACAAGTCTTAATCGATATCGACGAAAATCCTAACGATGAAAATTTTGATCCTTTTTTCTTCCCTAATCCTCGAGATTTATTACGCTGTATCGGCGAATATATGCGCACAGATAATCCAGATCTTAGAGAGCAATGGTCAATTCTTCTCCTTACTTATTTAGAAGAGAATGTTACTTCTTACTATGATACTCAGATTCGATCTGACTTAGAAGATCGAATCGAAGAACTCAATACACCTGAAAATATCGCTGCAAAGCTTGGCGATGATAAACGCGAACTGGAGAAATCTAATGGATAATAGTGTGTCACATTAACTTGCAATCTCAAGTTCAGAAAATTTTATCGCTTATATTGCTGTTATTTGGGGAGAAATAAAAATGATTGAGTCTGAACATACTGGCGAGATGATTATAGAAAAGCCATCTTATACTTTTTCGACGCAAGAACAACTTCGTATCTTGTCCAATAAAGTTGCATTACTCGAAAAAGATTATCAAGAATTATTTAAGCACGTAGTTGAATCACGCAACAGGGAAATACAAACTTTACAGATTATTGAGAAATTACTAGGAGGGCAACAGTCATGATTATGAGGGATTATGCAATAGGCTACAAAGTATGGATCAGGGATAAGGTTAAAGGTTTGCACGTCACTGAAATGCATAAGCAATATAGGATATATAAATCATTGCAGCAACACGAAACAAAAATGCATGAGCAATTATTGCAGGCACAACATGAATATAATCTTGCGCAAAAGACTGTGCAATCACAGGCGCAATTGATGAGGGATTTATGATGCGCAAATTTTTATCGGCAGATAATTTATTTATATTCATAATGAGCCTTCTGGTGCTCGCCTTAAATGTCGCATTTATTGCCGCAATTTATTCAGCTTATTTAGCCGGGGCTTATTGGATGTGCGTAATTTTTTGTTTATTGCAATTAGTATCGATTGCGCTACCTTTGTTTGGATGGAGTATTGTCAATGCGTAACATGCAGCAATGGAATTTTATAGAGGAACAACTGCATCAATATTATATGGAGGAACGTATGCGACATAAGTCTAGTAAGCATGTATGCGCAATGTGCAGTAATATGGCTGATTATTTAGTGTCAGGTTACGACAAGAATCCTTTTGATGAGGAATTTAAACAGCATTTGTGCGCTAAACATGCCGATAAGATTACCGGATTATATCGAGAAAAAGGTAGTAAAATGAAATTTAGACAAGAGCCTATTTAAGGAGAAACTCAAATGTTGAGAGCTAAAAAACCGGAATTAGTAGAGAAAAGATTAAAAGCATTATTTTATGGACAAAGCGGCGCCGGCAAGACAACGGCAGCTATTCAGTTCCCAAGGCCATATCTTATTGATACAGAGCGAGGCGCTGAAAATAAATCATATGTTGAGCTATTAAATAAAGCTGGCGGTGTCATATTTCAAACGTCAAACTTTGCTGAATTAAAACAAGAAGTATTGTCATTACTCACTGAGCAGCATGAATATAAAACATTGATTATTGACCCGCTCACTATTATCTATAATGATTTAATCGATATAGCTGGCGCGGATGAAGCCATCGGCACAGGATTCGGTCGCCATGTTCAGCATGCAAATACCCAAATTAAATCATTACTTAATTTATTATTGCGTCTTGATATGAACGTTATTATTACTTCGCATTCTAAAACTGAATACGGTGATAAGCTCGTTAAGCTTGGCGAAACTTATGATTGTTATAAAAAGCTGGATTATCTTTTTGACTTAGTCTTCGAAGTACAAAAACGTGGTGAAAAGCGTGTTGGTGTTGTAAAAAAATCCAGATTAGAAGCTTTTCATGAATTTGATGTATTCCCTTTTTGCTATGATGAAATTGCTAATCGTTATGGTAGAGATGTTTTAGAGCGCGATGCTGTGCCAGAAATACTTGCAGATCCTGCACAAGTTGCAGAGCTTACGAGATTAGTTGATTTATTAAAAATACCTACAGAAGATACAGATAAATGGTTAGCCAAAGCGCACGCAGAATCTTTTGCAGACATGAAAGGTGTTGATGTGCAAAAATGCATTGATTATTTAGAGAAATTAATTAAAGGAGAAACGAAGTGAGATTTAACCCATTGTCTGAAAAAGATTTAAAGCCACCGCTCCTAGAGCGTGGTGATTACGACGCAGAGATGTTAGACGCTAAAGATGAAGTATCAAAGAATGGTAATCAAACTATTCATTTCATGCTTAAGGTTTATTCCAAAACTGGCAAACCCCATATTATTCATGATTACTTAATGTTTATCGAGGGATTTGCATATAAAGTACGGCATTTCTGTTATGCGAATGGCTTAGAGAATGAGTATGAAGCTGGTTTCTTGTCAGCAGAGATAGCAAAGAAAGTACGCACCTTGCGCGTAAGAGTAGGTGTCGAAGTTGATAAGAGCGGCCAATATGATGATAAAAACCGTATTACAGATTATTTACCGTCTGATCCCAATGCGCCTAAGAAGACAGCAGAAACAGCAGAAGCACTCAACTTCGATGACACGGATATTCCCTTTTAGAATGGAATGTCTCTTGATACCCTTTTTAATTATTTAACCAACATAGGAGATTTATATCATGGCAGTAACACCAATTATCACAATTAGCGTAGACACCACAAACGGCAATCTTAGCTGCACCCCTACAAATAGTTTAAGCTTGCCAGAAATTTCAGCAATCTTGACTCATTTTGCAGGACTCGCAACACAAACCAATACTACTAATATTCAACAAGGTGCTTTCCAAAGCATTGTTTCTAAATTTGTTGTGCCAGTAGTTGAGGATGTTGTTGACGCAGCGATTACAAAATTATGATGCTGGCAATATTAATAGGGATAACTATAGGACTGTATCATCTTGAAATTGATGCAATTAAATAAGGAGAGCTTAAATGAAATATGTAATTGTAAGAACTTATTCAGCAGGTGTGTTTGCTGGAGAATTAGAGTCCAAAAATGGTCAAGAAGTAGTATTAAAAAATGCACGACGTATATGGTATTGGGATGGTGCAGCTAGTTTGTCACAATTAGCAATGGAAGGAACATCTAAACCGGAAAACTGCAAATTTCCATGTGAAGTTGAACGCGTAGAATTATTGCAAGCAATTGAAATATTAGACGTTACCGATAAAGCTAAAAATTCGATCAAGAGCGTAAAAATATGGTCAGCATAATTCCTAGGTATGGCTATGGCGATGGCTATGGCTATGGCGATGGCTCTGGCGATAGCCATGGCGCTGGCTATGGCGCTGGCTCTGGCTATGGCGCTGGCTCTGGCTATGGCGATGGCTATGGCGATGGCGCTGCCTCTGGCTATGGCGATGGCTCTGGCGATGGCTCTGGCTATGGCGCTGGCGCTGGCGCTGGCTCTGGCGATGGCTATGGCTATGGCTCTGGCTATGGCTATGGCGATGGCTCTGGCGATGGCTCTGGCGATGGCTCTGGCGATGGCTCTGGCGATGGCTCTGGCGATGGCGATATTGCATAGTAAACACGGATTACGACCTTGTCGTATGGATAAATTAAAAAAGGAGTATTGATCTTGCTTATTTTGACCAGACGCGTCGGAGAGGTGCTAACCATCGGCGATGATATCACGGCTGTAGTTCTTGGGGTGAAGGGGAACCAAGTGCGTATAGGCATAACCGCACCACAAAACGTTGAAGTTCATCGCCTAGAAATTTACGAAAAGATTCAAAAAGAACGTGAAGCAAAAATGGAGAAAGATCCATTATATCAAGATGAAGAAGAATTTAAGGAACCAGGAAATGAATAGAAGATCATTAATACTAGCAACATTACTATTAGCAGGATGTACAAAGGTTCCAGCGGGTTATCAAGGCGTTATGGTTAATCTGTATGGCTCTGATAAGGGGGTATCTGACCAGCTTTATGGCGTTGGCAGATACTACCTAGGGTGGAATAGCGAAATGTATTTGTTTCCTACATTTCTGCAAAATTATACTTGGATGGATAATTCTAATGATAATCAGGATATTGGTAATGATGAATCGATTACTATGCAGACGTCCGAAGGTTTATCAATTAATACCGATGTTGGTATTACTTATCAAATACAGCCGGATAATGTTGTAAAAGTATTTCAGCATTATCGTTTAGGTGTTGATGAGATTACGAATACATTCCTGCGTAATATGGTGCGTGATGCAATGAATCAAGTTGCATCTACCATGACCATTGATGAATTATATGGACTACAAAAAGAGAAATTTATCGGAGAAGTAAATAATCTTGTAAAAGCACAAGCTGCAAATTCTGGTATAGACGTTGATAAAGTATATTTAATCGGTACGTTTAGATTGCCACAAACGGTAATTGATTCTATCAATTCAAAGATTCAAGCAACCCAGAATGCAATGCGTGCTGAGAATGAAGTAGCTTTAGCGCAAGCAGAAGCACAAAAGCTATTAGTAACAGCAGCAGCGCAGGCAAAAGCTAATCAAATGATTGAGGCATCATTAACGCCAGAGTATGTGCAATATTTAGGCGTAACAAGATGGGATGGTCATTTGCCAAAAGTTACAGGAAGCGCGACACCTTTCGTGGATATCGGCAATGAAAAACCTAATTAGATTTATTGTTTGGCTCATGCTTACATTATATATGTATGGATTAAATTTACCTTGGGCAATCTCAAATAATTTTTTACCCCCTTGGTTGATTATTATTCTAATAGGATCGGCACTTCTTGCGTATATATGGATCACGATGCGTTTATTAAGCCCTGTTATTTTAGCAATTATGAATAAAATAAAGCGTATATTCGAAAACATTGGTTATTAATTTAAGGAGTAAGAAGATGAGTGGGAAAGAAGAACTAATTGGTTTGCTTAATTCATTTAAGGATATGTTAGAGGTTACTATCGCTAAAAAGAGAGCAGAAGAGGCGAAAAATAATGCTTGGAACGTTCACGAGGAGGATAT